GGTTAAGCGACCTAGACCAAAAACGGACATAATTTTTTTTGACCATTGTTCCGCAAGAAGCGGGAAATTAATTTGACTAAATGGATGCACAACCAATCGTTTCGCTAAATGAAGCAGCTAGAGCTATGGGCCGAAAAGGTGGGCGCGCGAAAACCGATGCGAAACTTTCGGCGTGCGCCAAAAACGCCAGACTCTCGCGTGGGGTGGTTGCACAGATGGCAAAATATTTACACGGGCGAAACCTGCGAGCAGACGATCTCAGAATTATCGCAATCAAAAGGAATCTCTCGAATGGCTCTCGAGGACGTGAGCTTTCGGGGGTCGCTTTTCTTCCATCGGCAAATGGTGGGCCCAAGACTGAGGCGAATAATTCACGATCAAACGAAGGGCTGGGCTCACGACAGGAAGCTCCACGAGGTGATTCAAGGCGACATGATTGATTGGCTGACCGTGCGCCAAGTTAAGGGCGGCAGTAAAGCGATTCAGTTCAAAGCAAGCATGGGCAAAGCGTGGGACAACATCATCGTCATGATGGCTCGTTATCATCACGGAAGCGGAGTCAAAACAATCGCCAAGGAATTTGGAACGTCTGGCGGTCAGGTTTTGAACGCTCTCAAAGAAGCAGGAATCGACACGACCAAGCGAAGGAATTACTTCAAGCCAAGCGATTCGATGACTCCCAGCGAAACGAGAAAAGCGAGATACCATAAAGCAATGGCGATTCCATCTGCTAGGCTCAGAAAGCGGGTCATGAGTCGGATATGGATTTCTATGAAAGGGAGGAGCGTTAAGGACAGCGGTTCATTTTCCACCACAGGATGCTCCATCAAATTTCTGAAAAGTTACATCGAGGGCAAATTTAAGAAAGGAATGACGTGGGAAAATTACGGCGAATGGCACGTCGATCACATCCGCCCATGCGCATCATTCAATTTGAGCGACAAAGAGCAGGTGCTTCAGTGTTTCAACTGGCGCAATCTTCAGCCGATGTGGGCATCTGAAAACATAAGCAAAGGCGCAAACTATGCCCAAACCTGAGCCCGAACTAACCGCAATCGCCGAGGCGTTGCAAATCGACGTCCGCACGCTGCGGAACTGGCGCAAGCGCGACGGATTTCCGCACGGCGAAGACGCGGCAGCGGTAAAGGTCTGGGCGGACCGGAACGGGCTCGGCAGGCTCAAAGACTCGACCCTCGCCGAGCTCAAAGCCGAGTTAATGCGCGAGCAAATCCGCCTCGCCCGCTCAAAGAACGAGCGCGAAGCCGGTGACGTCATCGACCGCGAAGTCGTCGAAGCGATGCTGGTCACTCTCGGCCAGAAGCTCAACCTGCTCCTGCGCCTCAAGCTCGAAGTCGAGCTGGGGCCGCGCGGCGTCGGCATGAACGCAGCAGAGTTGAACGTCGAGGGCGGCGTGATCCTTGGCGAGATTCGCGAGGTGATTAACGCCAACATCGCGACGTTCGAGGGCGAGGCGTTGGATCGGTCGCGGGGGGCGGATGCGATTGTTTGAAATAAGTGTTGCAATCAATCAAAGCGTGATTATGGTCTTGGGCATGAACTCTGTTATCTCCTTCTCTTGCCCCGCCGGTGAATTTCGCGTTGGTGCCTTTGGCCGCACTTGGACAAAGGGATTCGCCGTAGTGCTCTCCGCTGGCGGCCTGCTCTGCAATCGTGACGGCTCGGTGATGTGCTTCCGCATAAAGCGCATCGCCGCTGAGGTTGCGGCCAGCCTGTAAAGCGATAGTTTGAAATAGTGCTTGCAATCAATCAAACACCTCGCATGCTCTTAGGTATGAACTTCACCGCCGCCAAATTTAACAGCCTCGCAAACGCACGCAGCTACTCGGACCGCACCGTCAAAGCCTCGATGGTTATTCTGGGCGATGACATGAAATTCTGGGTGGTAACGATGGCGGTCGCCGCAAAACTTATGGCCGGTGGCTACGAGGTCGCCCAATGACCGCCGGTGGCAAACGCCAAGGCGCAGGCCGCAAGCCGCTCCCGCTCGACCAGCGGGCCGTCGGCGTGACGGTGCGCCTCCGTCCGCAAGTCGCGGCGCGGTTTCGTGCATGGTGCAAATCTCGCGGAATCAGTCAGAGTGATGCGTTTGCGACGTGGGTTCAGCATTTGATTTGGTGACCGCCTCCGACCTCCTCTGCGCCACCCTGCGGCTCCCGCAGCCCGACCGCTCGCCGATTTACGAGTGGGCGCGGAAGCACATCATTTTGCCCGAGTCCTACGCGACCAGCGGACCGTTCAACGTCAAAATCTCCCCGTGGCTCATTCCGATCTTCGACGCTTTGCAGAACCCGCTCGTGCGTCGCGTGCACTTCCGCAAGGCCGTGCAGATCGGCGGGACGCTCGTCGCTGACATCTGGGTGCCGTGGCTGATTTGCAACGACGCGGGGCCGATCTCGTGGACGATGCAGACCGACGAGATGATCGACCGGCACGCGAAGTCGCGGCTCAACCCGATCTTCGAGTCGTGCAAGCCGGTGGCGGCGATGCTGCCGCGCGTCGGGCCGCACCGGACGACGACCGAGATTTACTTCGGCGGCTTCTTCTTTTTGCTGAATCCGGCGAACCTTTCCAGCCAGCAAAGTCAGTCGATTCGTTACAAGATAAATGACGAAATCTGGCTCCCAAAATGGGCGGACATTTATGGCCACGCCGTCGCCCGCGTCTCGCGCTTTGAGGAAGTCGGGCGCTCGAAGATTTACAACACGAGCCAAGCGCCGGTGATGGACCTCGAAACCGGCAACGTCGAGGACACCTCCTACCGGCAGGGCAATCAGCAGGAGTGGAGCACCGAATGTCCGTCGTGTCGCAAGGTTCACCCGCTCGCGTTCGCGCTCGACAAGAACGAGGAGACTGGGCTGCGGGGCGGCGTGGTCTGGGATGCGGCAGCGAAGCGCGATGACGAGACGTGGGATGTGCCGCGCGCGGTCGCCTCGTGCCGCTTCCGTTGCCCTCACTGCGGCCACGAATCGCCCGACACAGACACGACGCGAAACGGATGGAAGCGCGCCGGTCGCTTCGTGCCGATGAACCCGACCGCGCCGTCAGAGATTCAGAGCTTCCGTGTCGAGGCGCTTGTGAGCCGCCCGATGCGTTTACTCGTCGAAGAATTCTGCGAAGCCGACAATCACTACGTCCGGCAGGGCGACGACAAAATGAAGATCGAGTTTCGCACGAAGCGCGAGGCGCGCCCGTGGATTGTCGAGAAGAAGGTGGTCAATCTCTTCGTCACAAAATCGGACTACACCGTCGCGCAGTTCTCGAACGGCGAAGGCATCGACGGCGAGGTCATCCGGTTCATGTCGATCGACCGCCAGCAAGATCACTGGTGGGTGGAAATCGGGGCGTTCTCCTCGGCGACGGGCCCGACTTACAGGCAACTTTACTTCGGGCGCATTGAGACGCGGGACCAGCTTCGACAGATGCAATACCGCTACAAGGTGCAAGACGCGTGCGTCGCGCAGGACCGCGGTTACCGACCCGCGGACGTGGACCGCGACTGCGCCGACTTCGGCTGGCGCGGGATGCGCGGGCACGCGCGGAAAACGTGGACGATGAAGGACGACGCGAGCGACAAGCTGATTAACTTCCCGTTCAGCGAGCCGCGCGTGAGCGACTACCGAGGCGGGGATGTGTATTATTACGATTGGTCAGGCGATTACTTCAAAGACCTCCTCGCGAACGCGCTGGAGGCCAAGGGCGATCTGAAGTGGCTATTGCCGGCCGACGTCAATCCGCTCTATCTCGAACACCTCAAGGGCGAGTCGAAGGTGGAAATCCGCACTGGCGTCTGGCAGTGGATCGAGGTCAAAAGCAACGCGCCGAATCACGGCTTAGACACCTCGGCGATGATGCTGTGCATGGCGACGATTGCGAACGTCGTGCGCTACACGCCAGTCAAAGACTGAGCCTAGTTTGACGTTTCGAGCCTTGATATGCTCGACAACCCTTTTCTCGGACTGGACAGCGCGACCCTGACGGCGCTCAAGACCAAGACGATTGACGCCATTCAGGCCGTGCTCCTGAACCAGAGCTATTCGTTGAACGGCAAGAGCGTGAGCCGCGCGGACCTCAACGCGCTCAACAATATGCTCGGGAACTTGCAAGACGCATTGACGGACGCGGCGGGCACGTCCACGGATACGACCTTCGTCAGCTTCACCGGCAACTGAACAACATGGAAAACGACATTTTCGACGCGTCAAAATTGATCGCCCAGAAACCGTGGCTCGACCGCGCGCTCGAAAACATCGCGCCGACGTGGGCGCTGAAACGGCTGGAGGCTCGCGTCGCAAAGTCGCTTTTCGAATACAACGCGGCGCGGACGAATCGGCTCTACGCTCCGAAACAATACGCGCAGCCAACGGAAAGTTCGCAGAATCAGCGGGACCGCGTGGTAATGATGTACGAGGCGCAGGACTTGGTGCAGAACTTCCCAGAGGCTCGCGAAATTTCCCGCAAGTTCGGGACGTATCTGACGCCCAACGAGTATTCGCCGACGACTGGAGACCGCG